ATGATGGTTGAATTGAGTGCAAATTTTAATTATGATATGAGAACAATGATTGGACGAATACCAGCGATCGGTGGTCTAAATCGTCAAGAATATGAAGAATCAGTATTCAAGGTATTAAACGATCTGGAGAGTCCGAGTGTGATTGACAGAAGTGGAAATAATTTAGAATTACCAGAAATGAAACACTTTATATTGGGTTCATTAATAAAAAATTATAACAAGATAGGAGAACCGTTAAAACGTTTTGAGAACGTCCATTTATTCATTTCAAATATATATTCACATATATTGGAAAAATTTTCTGGAAACATATATGCCTTGAAATTAGATAAAAGTCCTCGTTATGAAACATCTGGATCTAATAAATTAAAATTAGTTAGTAATACAAATATGGAAAATCTAAAATCATATACCAAAGATATAAGACAAATTGAAAAATATTTAAAAAGAATATGTGATTATTTAGATCAGAGATTTATTGACAAAAAGGATGCTGAATCGAATATTATAATTAATGACATATTCAAATGTATCACATATACAACCATGATATCAATACAAAATAGTTTTCTATTGTCTATTAAAAAGATGTTAATAAATTATATAGTGAGAGTATATGGTCCTCATAATATCACGTTGTATGGAAATGTAATAAAATTATTAATGGGTGATATAGTAGGACAATCTAAAACAAAATTATTTAGTGATAAATTAGACGATAATTTTGATGACATCAGTGCTGAAAATGAAAATATAACTGCTATTTATATTAAAAAATATTTGAAAATAGATGTAATTGCTGATATTGATATTAATACGTTTGAAGAACAGATAATGGAAATAAAGAAAATATTAAGAACGAATAAATACATGAGGATAGACAATAATAGTAGTTTTTTTAAAGAATATGATGAGTATCTAGTTCCGTACTACAAAGCACTATATGAATCAACAGTGGAACATCAAAAGAATTTAGTATATAATTATATTAAATTCATTATTATACAATACGACGGAATACAAATCTTGAGAAAAATAATGGAAAAAGTTATTAGAACATAATTTAACTATAATCTTGTACTGTTATTCATATTAACATTATTAATAATTTTTTCATAAATTTCAACAGTCATTGAATGATCCAGTCCATTAAATTCATATAATGTACCATCTGGAGCATAAAAATAGAATTCTAATTCGGAAAGAGATTGGATACCTTCATTAAATTCGTCACCTAGTTGTATATATTGATTAAAGAGGGTGAATCCAGGGGGTCCAGCCAATAAAATTTTAGCAAAAACACCGTTAATACCACCAGTATCAACAGTATTTTTCAATAGTGGATTTGAAACAATAATATAATTATCACCATTTAGATTTATATAATTATTAATTGTACTTGATTGAATAGGAACACCAGCAACATCCGTCAATATATCATTTACATATGGACTATTATTTGTATTGGAATAAGACCATTGTAAAACTGAATTTGGTTGTCCTACATTTCTAAAACCTACTAATTTACCAATTGTTCCAGGTCTATCAAATAAAAGTCGTGTTACAAATGGATATACGATTTGGACTGCGATACCACCTCCTGACTTTACGTTGCTGCTGTTTGATAAAATATTAAATAGACCTAACTGGACCGTATAATTATTTTCATCAATAATTGAATAAATAGTTTGGATAGAATTAATAACATAATCTGGAACGACACCAACTGATGATGAATTTTGTATAGTTATTTGTGTTCCAACTTGTAATAAATGATTAGGATGATTTACAGTCAAGTAGTAAATATTTGGATCAGACGAATTTGTATTGATATTAAATGGATTTTGAATGTTTAAAGTACCGAAAAAATCTATTGAAAAAATATTTGTATTTATATTAATTGATACTTTAGAACTAAATGTTTTTGAATAACTGTACGTGGTTCCAGATGTAATATTTGTATTAACAATATTAACTAATCCAACTTTATTATTTATTTCTGTAATAAGATCAGTAACATTATAATTTCCAGGAGTTAGTGCAATTTGATATATAGTTTCACCATCACTCAATGACTGCCAGAATAATAAATTATTTTGACGTGATAGAGGCGTATCTTTAATAATTTTATCAGTATTTGGAAATTCGGTTGATACGAGTCGTAGTTTAGTTACATTATAGAATGTTTTATTTAGACTGATAATATAATGTGAATTATTGGGGAATCCCTCAATAAAATCTGTTATTTTATTAATTGATATATTATTTCCGCCACATCTTGATACATTAGTGCTTGCAGCATAGCTTAATTGTATTTCAATATTGTCAGCATCAATAATATTATGAACTATTTGGAATCCATTTTTTTGGTTTGCATTAATTGGATAATTTGCGTTTATAGATGATAATGGTATTCCATATAGATGTTTATAAGTTACTTTATAGTTTGTTACAAATGAAATGTTTTTATTTGGTATAACTTGTATTTTTATAAAATAATAATTTGGATCATATGTTGCTGAACCATCTGTATTAAAATATATATTTTGATATCCATTCAAAACATTAAGTGGTATATTTTGAATATAGGTAGAGCCAAAGTTTGTTAGGTTTGATATAAAAATTTGATATTGGGCTGATATCACATTTGTAGTGAATGGAACCATTCCATGGTTTGGATGATTAATTCTCACATAGTTGCTATCATGAGTAAAATCAATCTCTCTTAAATTATATTCACTACCATTAACATTCATTATTGTTATTTTATCATTGATTGATAATCCATGGTTTGGATATGCTATCTGTACTATATTTGAATATTGTGTTAATGTAAATGGACTCGACAAATTAGAATTTGTATTTGAGTTTGATATTATGTTCTTTGGAATTATGTTTCTATTTTTACTGTCTATGTTTATTCTCGTTACTCTGTACTTATAATGATTTTCTTTGGAATCACTTTGTGATTTATTTTGTTTATTGACATATATCCCTTGCTCGGTATTTATTTTATATGATATATCACCGTCCATTTGTTCGGCTCTCTTGGGTTGAAATATATTTGAATTACCTGTATTTCTGTTTGATCTCAAATATAATTGATTATTTGTTTCACTATTTGAAATTAATTCTTCAAAATTGGAAGAAGTGGCTGAATTATCGGCGTTTAATTTTGAAATAAAATTGTCAAAATTATTAGATTTAATATTTTTGTATTGTAAATTGGTCGCGTTTATGTCTCCAAAAGAGTTCATTATACTTTCAAATATAAATATATTTTAAATAATTATATTTAATTATATATATTTAAAAATTAATTATAATATAAATTTTTATCTTTTCATATATATATATTATATATGAGTCAAGAAGATCAACTTGTTAATTTAGCCGAAGTTTCTCTTAAACGCCGAGGACCTAAGAGTGGAGGTGGATGTGGAGACAATCAAGAAGGAGGACGCCGAAAAAAACGCGCTTCTAAGAAATCTAAGAAAGGTGGTGCTGATAAAGAAATGGAAGGAGGACGCCGAAAGAAACGTGCTTCTAAGAAATCTAAGAAAGGGGGTGCTGATGATGCTTCTGTTCCTGAAATGGAAGGAGGACGCCGAAAGAAACGTGCTTCTAAGAAATCTAAGAAAGGTGGTGCTGATGATACCCCCGTTCCAGTTCCTGAAATGGAAGGAGGACGCCGAAAGAAACGTGCTTCCAAGAAATCCAAAAAATCTAAACGTTCTTCTAAAGCTTCCATGATGGGTGGAAAGAGACGCAAATCTAAAGCTTCTAAGAAATCCAAGAAATCGAAAGCTTCCAAGAAATCCAAGAAATCTAAACGTTCTTCTAAAGCTTCCATGATGGGTGGAAAGAGACGCAAATCTAAAGCTTCTAAGAAATCCAAGAAATCTAAAGCTTCCAAGAAATCCAAGAAATCTAAACGTTCTTCTAAAGCTTCCATGATGGGTGGTAAGAGACGCAAATCTAAAGCTAAGAAATCCAAGAAATCTAAACGTTCTTCTAAAGCTTCCATGATGGGTGGTAAGAGACGCAAATCTAAAGCTAAGAAATCCAAGAAATCTAAACGCGCTGCTTATTAAATAATATAGCTCTCTATGTAGACCATTATATGAAATAAATATATAACTAAATAGACCATTATATTAAAAACAATACCCCTATATTATATAAATGAATATTTTTATAATATAAAAAAATTGATATATTTAATCATTTAAATAATAAGTAATAAGAATTACATATATATTATGCCTCCTAAACGTGCTACTAAAGTTGCTGCTGCTCCATCTGGAAACGTTGCTACAGGAACCAATAAATCTATTGAAGAGAAATATCAATCTATGACACAAGAGGAACACATTTTGGCAAGACCTGATACATATGTTGGAGATATTCAGCCACAAACTGAACCCTTGTTTGTTTTTGAAGATGAGACTAATCAAATTATTAAAAAGCCTATTACTCATGTTCCAGGTCTTTATAAGATATTTGATGAAATATTAGTTAATGCAAGCGATCAAAAACAAATTGATCCTTCTATGGACTGTATTATGGTCGAAGTTGATAAACAATCAAACCAAATTTCGGTTTATAATAATGGTAAAGGTATAGATGTTGAATTACATTCAGAACATGGTATTTATGTACCTGAACTTATTTTTGGTAAGCTTTTAACATCTACTAATTATGATGATACAGAACAAAGAACAACTGGCGGGCGTAATGGATATGGTGCAAAACTTACAAATATATTTTCACAGAAATTCATTGTAGAAACAGTAGATTTTGCTCGTAAAAGAAAATTTACTCAAGAATTTACTGAAAATATGACCCAACGAACTAAACCAATCGTTGAAAATCTTAAAGTTTGTAAAAATGGTTATACTAAAATTACTTTTGTTCCAGACTTTGTTAGATTTAAACAAACTGGTCTTACCGACGATATGATATCTCTAATCAAAAAACGAACTTATGATTTAGCAGGAACTACAATTAAATGCAATGTATTCTATAATGGAACTAAAATTAATATTAAAGATTTTAAATCTTATATTAGTCTATATCGGTTTGAAGGTATGCCAGAATCAGATGATGATTCGGATACAGTATCTACGACGAGCACAGTTGATGAAGATAAAACAGAAGAATACAAACTGTTCTATGAAACAGTAAATAATTGTTGGGAAATAGGATTTATGTATGCACCAGATTGTGGTGGCGAACAGATATCATTTGTTAATGGAATCTGCACTTATCATGGTGGTTCTCACGTTGATTATGTTATCAATATGGTAATCAATAAATTAAAAGAATTGGTCGCTAAGAAATTCAAAGATATTGTCTTAAAACCATCTCAAATTAAGGAAAACTTAATTGTTTTCATTAAATCTACTATTGTCAATCCAGCATTTACAAGCCAAACTAAGGAAACTTTAAAAACTAAATCATCCGAATTCGGTTCTGAATGCAATATTAAAGATCAAATGCTTACCAAATTTTCTAAATCTGGTATCCTCTCTCAAATCATTAATATGATTAAATTGAAAGAACAGGCAATTTTGAAGAAGACAGATGGTAAGAAAGTATCAAAGATCAGTGGTATTCCTAAACTTGAGGATGCTAATAAAGCAGGATCTAAAGATTCCGCATCTTGTTCCTTAGTTTTAACAGAAGGAGATTCAGCTAAAGCGTTAGCAATGAGTGGTCGTTCTGTGACAGGTTCTGATCGTATTGGTGTGTTTCCATTAAAAGGAAAACTATTAAATGTTCGAGAAGCAACTCCCAAACAATTGCTGGAAAATGAAGAAATTATTAATATCAAAAAAATTATGGGATTTCAACACGAAAAAGAATATACTGATATCTCTTCTCTAAGATATGGACGCATTATTATAATGTGCGATCAAGATGTAGATGGATTTCATATCAAAGGTTTGCTTCTCAATTTCGTCCATTATTTCTGGCCTTCTTTACTTAAGATACCAAATTTCATAACTTCATTAGCCACACCGATTGTTAAAGCAACAAAAGGAAAGGAACAAATGATTTTTTATAATTTGTCAGACTATGAAACTTGGAAATCAACATCACAAGGTAATTGGTCCATTAAGTATTATAAAGGATTGGGAACTTCCACCTCTGCTGAAGCTAAAGAATATTTCACTGATATCGAATCTAAACTTATTAACTATTTAGATGATAAAATTGTTCTTAAAGATACATTTATTGATCCTGAATCAGAAGATGAAGACAATGATGAAGGCGATGAAGGCGATGAAGGTGAATCTTCTGAAACTGAAGAGATGAAGACACTTATTAAGGTAAATGGAGTAAAACCTAAACATAAAGATGGTTGCACTGAATCAATAACATTAGCTTTTGAAAAGAAGAGAGCTGATGACCGTAAGACATGGTTAAGAAATTACAATAAAAATAATGTATTGAATAATTCACAAAAAAAAGTTATGATTAGTGAATTTATTAATAAGGAATTAATCCATTTTTCAGATGAAGACATTAAACGGTCTATTCCTGGATTTGACGGATTGAAACCATCTCAAAGAAAAGTATTATATGGTACTATTCTTAAAAAATTATTTGCTAAGAAAGATGAGATTCGAGTAGCACAACTTGCAGGTTTTGTATCTGAAAAAACTTGTTATCATCATGGCGAAGCAAGTCTTACTGGAACTATTATCGGTATGGCTCAAAACTATGTTGGTTCAAATAATATTAACCTCTTATTTCCATCAGGACAATTTGGAACCAGACTTGTCGGTACTGGTAAAGATGCAGCTTCTCCTCGTTATATTTACACTTATCTGGCAGAATTAACACGATTAATATTTAGACCTGAAGATGAACCTATTCTTAAATATTTAGAAGATGATGGAATTCAAATCGAACCAGAATATTTTGTTCCAATTATTCCAATGGCTCTTATTAATGGACCAGAAGGTATTGGAACTGGTTTTAGCACTAAAATCCCCTGCTTTAACCCTTTGACTGTTATTGATAATTTGCTAGCAATGATAGAAGATAAACCAGTATCAAAGATGAATCCATGGTATAAAAACTTTAAAGGAACTATTATGCCAGTTCAAGATAAGCCAAACGATTATCTGATTTATGGTGTCTGTTCTAAAGTTGATTCTAATCATATTAGAGTATCTGAACTACCTATTGGATATTGGACTACCGATTATAAAGAGTTCTTAGATGGACTTGAAGCTAAACAAATTATTAACAATTATACTGCAAATAATACAGAAGAAATTGTTGATTTTGTAATTGAAATAGATGATGACAAATTAACTCAATGGCTACAAAATGGATCCATATATGTAAAATTAGGACTAATCACTAAAAAATCAACATCGAATATGCACTTATATAATGCCGAGGGTAAAATTGTTAAATATAAAACACCTTTGGAAGTTTTAGAAGACTTCTATGATGTAAGATATGATACATATGTCAAGAGAAAGGAACATTTAATTGGTAAATTAACTGAAGAAATGAATATTCTAACTTATAAAATGAAATTTATTCAAGACGTTTTAAATAAAAAGATCATTATCGAGAGAACTAAAAAACAAGTTATTATTGATAGATTAATTGAATTAAAATATCCAATGATGGCTAATGATGAAGCAAATGAATCGTATAATTATTTAATAAATATACCATTAATGAGTTTATCTGATGAAAAAATTAAAGAATTAGAAGATAGATGCAATGCTAAAGAACAAGAATTAATAAATGTTCGTAAAACATCTGAAGAACAAATGTGGTCTAATGAATTATTAGAATTAAGAAGTGCATATATCAAATGGAATGATGCATATAAGATTGAAACCACAGTTGTTAATCAAAATAAAGCAAAAGGTAAAGTTGGTAAAGAAACGATCAAAGAAACGATCAAAGAAACACCTAAAACAAAACAAAAACCAACACCAAAAACAAAATCAGTTAAAACAACTTTATTGGAATAAATTAAATCAGTTTAATTTACTTTTTTTTATAATCACATTTTAATAAATTATAGATGAATATTTTATTAAAAAAAAATGTTATTAACCAAAATCTAGAATTTACTGCAGATGACAAAGAGTATATATTATTGTTTAACAAATACATTGGTAATGGTACATCTGCTGAAGTTCATTTATTTAATATGTATGTTAAACAATTAAATGAAACAATCTTTGTTAAACAAATTGTTATTAAAGATTTTATCGATGATGATGGATACAATGATGAGATTGAAATTGCACTACTATTAAAAAAGAGAATACAAGATGAAAATTTTGAAAAACATATATTATTATATTATGATAATGACAATAAGTGTATTCTATATAATTATTTAGGAACTAAAATAGATAATCATATGATAAGTAAATTATGTCTCAAGGAGAAATTAATTATAATGAAACAATTAATAGATCAAGCTATCATATTGTCCGATAATAATTTTATACACAATGATATTAAACCAGAAAATATTGTATGTGAAACTGATAAAAACGGAAAATTAACTAACATATATATGATTGATTATGGATTAATATATGAATATCCTCATGATTATTTAAGATGTTCTATTTTAAATACAACAGTGTGGTCTGGTTCTCCTGAATATCTCATGATTGCAAAAATAATTAGTCAAAATAAAGAAAACAGAAAGCAAGGATTAGTTGATAGTGTTGAGGATATTAATGATATGTTATTTAAATCTCAATATTATGCATTAGCAGGAATAATGATCGGACTTTTAATGAATGATATTTATTTTCATTTCAACAATATACATGAATTAGTAAAGACAGATGAAGAAATAGACATGATAGAACGTTTTAAAAATTATGATGAACGAACAATTAATATTTATCAACAAATGATAAAGAGGGAATTAAATAAAAACAAATTGAATTACAACAGTTATATATATCACTATTTGAAAAACATAATATTTAATATGTTGGAATATGAATATAAAAAAAGATTTTCATTAAAAAAAATATCTTCAAGAATTCAAGATCTAATTAGTAAAATGATGTAAATTATTCATCCATTTTAAATTTTAGTATATGATAAAATATAGAATTTATTAATGCTTCCAAATGTATAATCGATCTCTTCCCTTTATTTATTCTTGTCTCATAATAACCAAATAATGTTATGATAATAGACATCAAAGTAGGATCCATATCAGTGCATTTATTTATAAGTCCATCCATCAGTTCCATTATTATTTGATTTCCTGTGACATTTGTAATAAATATTGTGTATAATATGTCACGAACTTTTTGTATCTGTGTGCCATTAAATGTTAAATGTGACGGATTTTTTTCAAAATCATGTATTATGTTTATTATATTATTCAAATTAGTTCTCCACGATAATTCATAACTTACTATATTCGATTTATATAATTCTAATAACCATATTGCCGTCTTGATATTACCCTTTGATAATACTACTATCTCTTTCAATTTATCAAATGATATGTCTATCTGTTCCTTTATACTTATATTCAATATTATCTTCAATAAATCTTTATTCGTAGGACAAGGAACCCTGATATTTAGACATCTACTTCTTAATGGCTCTATTATCTTTGATGACTGATATCCATATAATATAAATTTACACGTCTTATGATATTTTTCCATCGTACATCTTAAAGATGTTTGAGCGTAATATGATAAATTATCTATATTATTTATTAATACTACTCTAAATGGTGTCTTACAATTATTTACATTTAAAATAGTCTGTTGAGCGTAATCTTTTACTATCTCATGAATTAAATATTTATCAAGACCGCTATTAGACGGTTCTATAATAATATGATAATTACTTTGCTCGACTTCAACTTCTGCACTTGAATTTCCATATCCGGTGATTTGATATTTTACTTTTTTGACGTTATTGATTTGTTTATTATAAATATCTTCTAACAGTAGTTTTATCAATGTTTTTTTACCACATCCATGAGGTCCATATATTAATAAATTTGGTAAATGTATATATTTATTTGAATTTGAATTATTTGTATCTGATAATGATATTTCTGTATTATATTTTTTTAGTACATCATGTAATTCATCCTCATTCTCACAATTTAATATATTTGTTTGGACTGTTTCGTGATCTACATTTAGTAATCCTGACAATGAATCATCAATATTATATTTATATTTATTTATTTCACGCTGACAAAAACTGGTTATTAGTGAGTTGTCTTTACTATTGTTAATTAAAATATCGTATATTTTTTTATGACATATTATGTCTGATAATTTTGATACCTTATATTTATCAATAAGAAACACCATATATATTGTATTGTATGTTATAACACTTTTAAATTAAATAATTATAAAAAAATCAATTTTTTCATAATTAAAGATAATTTATTATATATATATATTATCAAATGAACGTATCATTAAACTTAAACGAAATAGATCATTTTATTAATAAATATAAATATGTCAATACAACATTTTACTATGGATGCCATATGCCCGTAGCTCACAGCATGGATCATGCAATCATTGGTATTAATAAAATGGGAGGCAATTGTTTGCAAGTATTTGTTTCAAGTCCGCTATCAGGACAAGTATCTGAAAAATCGTACAAGTATTATTCGGAAAATGGATCACATATCAAGAAAATGTTAGCTGATAATGCAACTAAACTTTTTATTCATTCTCCTTACACTTTTAATTTCGCTAAAAGTCCAGTAAAAGATAATGATTGGTCCTCTTGTTATTGGGTTAAATCTTTTTCTAAAGAACTAGAAATAGCACATAATATTGGAGCAGTCGGATGTGTTATTCATGTTGGTAAAAGTTTGGACCTTAATATTGAGCTAGCAACCGATAATATGTATAATAGTTTGTCACATGTTATAGACCATATCCATAATAATAAATTGGAATCTGTTATTATTTTAGAAACTGGAGCAGGTCAGGGTAGCGAGATGTTTCTTACATCAAATAATTCATTAGACAATTTTGCTAATTTTTACAATAGATTTACAAAGAAACAGAAAAAATATATTAAATTGTGTGTTGATACCTGTCATATATTTTCTGCTGGGTACAATATTGATAATTCTAAGACATGTCTCAAATTCTTTAATGAATTCGAAAAAAAAATCGGTCTTGATTCACTCGTTCTCATTCATTTAAATGACTCCAAAAAAGAATGCAACTCTCACGTTGATCGTCATGCTAATTTAGGTCAGGGTCATATTGGATTGAATGGTATTGGTACTTTCATTATCATGTCTTATATGTTAAATATACCACTCATTCTTGAAACACCCGAAGCTGACCCTAAACAAATTATCGCTATTAAGGAAATTGAAATGATTAAACAATTGCAAAAAAAAACTGCTAAAAAATTGCCTTCTTCACAAATTTAATTTTATAACACTTAAATAAATGTTATTATTATTTATTATCTAATAAGCAATGTACGATTTTTTAATAGCCTCAATTCTATTCCTCAGTTGTTTTTCGGTCGCTTCTTTTCTTTCTATTATTTGTTTAAAACTATGTTTGGATATCACAAATTCAAACACCTATAATCTATTTCATGGACCTACTTTAGATAACGAATATGCTGCTACTGATTATGAACCTGAAAATGACAGTGACAGTGACAGTGATAGTGACAATAAATGTGACAGTGGCTGTGATGGTGATTGTTGTAAAGATGTGTCTGTTAATGAAACAACAACTGAAA